CGGATAATACGCCCGTCTACAATGCTTGCAGTAAATCGGCGTATTTTCCATGTTTGAATTTTTCTCTATTTTCTGTGCTGTTTTGTGCCCGTGGGGGCAGTAATACCAGCCGTTTTTAATTTCTCCCATGCTTACTCACTCGCCTTAAAATTGTATACCGGCTTGATAATCTTTAAGATTTCAACAGTATCTTTGATATTTTCAATAATTTCACCCATTGGCTTATATGCCATAGGACTTTCATCAATCGTAGACTGATTGACTGAGGTTGTGTAAATTCCCCTCATGGATTCCTGATATTCCTCCAGTGGGACATTCTCCTTCGCCTTTGAACGGCTCATAATGCGTCCGGCTCCATGCGGTGCCGAACAGTTCCAGTCCTCGTTTCCTTTTCCAATGCCAATGATACAGCCGTCTCGCATGTTTATCGGGATAAGCAGTTTTTCTCCTGCCTTTGCTGAAATCGCACCTTTGCGGACAATGTTGGTGTCATGGTCGATATAATTATGGATTGTCTGAAATCGTTCCATCGTGCTTCTCGAAAACGTCCATCCCATATAATAAAATATAATATCCTGTATCGCTCTCCTGTTAATTCTTGCGAACTCCTGACAAATTTTCATGTCATGCATATACATTTCTCTATGTTCGCCAGTAAGATAGCAAAGCTCTTTTGGGATATTCAACTTATCCGGCTGCCACTTTCTTTTCAGTTCGGAAAGTCCTTTCTGAATATCTTTCTGTCTCCCAGACGCTTTGTATTCCTCAATCAGCTTTTGGCTTTCCTCTGCCAGTTTATTCAATCCTTGCATATCATCAATAGCCATTTGCTGATAAATCTCTGCTACTTGCTTACCTAAATTCCTGCTGCCGGTGTGAATAACAAGGTACTTTGTGCCGTCTGAATCCTCATCTACTTCGGCAAAATGATTTCCTCCTCCGAGCGTCCCAAGACTGTGTTTTAGCCAGTCCACATTCTTTAACTGGCCTTTGCAATACAAATCATCAAACTGTGCAAACGGAATTTCTTCATCCCTTACTGCCCGTCCTGCCGGTACATGTTCTCTGATAACGGAATCCAATCGTGCAAAATCAATATCAGTTTTACCGATTTCGCAGCACAACATCCCACATCCAATGTCCACGCCGACTATGTTCGGAATCACTTTACCTCCCAAATCAGCAGTAAATCCTATCACACATCCTTTTCCGGCATGTACATCTGGCATGATACGCACTTTGCAGTCCGCAAATGCAGGCTGCTTAATCAGCGTGTAAATCTGACTCAAGGCTTCTGGTTCAATATTATTTGTAAATATTCTCAAATCACTCATTCTTTTCACCTCTCATATTCAGTGCCACCGGCGGCTGACCGCCAATCACTGACAAGAATATCTGCGGACGTTTACCGTCCTGCACATCCTTCAAAATCTGCACCAGTTCTTCATCGGTAAACTCCCAACAGGAGACCACCTCATCTGTGTCGAACTTCTCATTGTGAATATGAAGAGCTGGCAGGTCTGAACAATCAGGATGACGAAATACACTATTATGTTCTGGAAATCTAACAGGATTCATCCTCTATCCTCACTTTCAGGCAATAAAAAACCAACCACCGAATATTTGATGGTTGGTGAACAATTATTCCGGAATAACATTTATATAGGCATCTATTGAATCGTCGTAATTTCCATGTCTATGCCAATTATTTTTTAGGGAAACAATTTTGCAAGCTATTCTAAAGCGCTTTCCGATGTCTTGGGTAGTGAAGCAATATTCATAATGTTTTCCACCTTTTATGGAGTTAAGATTTACTTCCCATATGATTTCATATTCGCCTTCAACTGCATACTCGTTGGTATCAACATCAATTTTTATTGTTTCTCCAGGCTTATACGCTTTTTGAACCAAAAACACAGTATGAGAACAATCTGGATCGTATTTTTTAACCTCATTGCTCTCGGTTTTCATTTCTATAAATCCCGGTGCTTCATATCTAATTATATTTTGTGACATATAATCTCCTCCCTATTTTTATGAGAAAATTATACCATCCCAACCATCAATATTCAATTATCAAAGTTCAAAATTGGAACAGCAGGACTCGAACCTACAACCACCCGGATATAAGCCGTGCGCTCTACCATTGCGCTATGTTCCGATAAGCCGGTTACCCCGGCTTGCATTGATGTTTTTCGTGTCATGCTTGGCACTATCTGGTTCTTGTTTACAACGACTCGCCAGAGTACCCGTTGGTTGTTTTTTATGCGGTCGCTCCGCAGATGGTTTTGTTTTTACGCCTTTTCGCCATTCCATCAAGAACTCTCGGCGGCACTATACTTGTGCGATGTGCTATTTAACCGATAACCCCGTACATTGACCGTGCATCAATGCGATATGTCTGGAAAGCAAACCCACGCACAAAATTTGCTTTCCGGACTGTTGAAAAGAACATTGAGAGTGAATCCATTTTGAAATCGACATGAATGCGTATATCTTAATTTCCTTGCTACCGTGCGTGTATCCCGTTATAAAACCACTTGTCCTCTTAGAGGCTCAATATTATACTTCCGGGGACTTTCCAGAATTGACTGCTTACTACTCCTTAAGTCCTGTGGCCTTGATCTCTGGAAAAGTTTTTTACAGGATTTAGCTAGTAGGTCGCATATCCTGTTTAGTGGGAAAATGGGAGGACTGGACTCGAACCAGTATCTTCTGCACATAGTTACATCCGGCTTTCAGTGCTCTGCCAATTTAGCTACCTCCCCAATTATCCACCCCAACCATAGACCGCCTGTAAACAGACAGCGTAATTGTAAGCGGAAACATATTTGCACACGCCCTCATACAAGGTGACACGCCGGTATGGTATTTAGTGACGTGTGCGGTACTTGCTACTTGATGCACCCTTTTCACAAGCATTTTCTTTTCCGGCATATTTATTCCAACTCTTCATGCCAACGCTATGCAATGGCATATGAGACCAACTTCATACTACACAAGAAAGATGAAAGCCTCGTTCAAAGCGATTATAACTCCAACGATCCCACACACAATTGCGGTTGCCGTATCTTTCTTCTTTGCCCGTATTACCGAATAAACAGCAATTCCAAAGAAAATCATCATCAAAATTACATCAAATGTAATCAAAACTCCTTTTAACATTTCCATAATGCTGATCCTCCTTAACAATTACTTCTTGCAAGCCATGTATAACGTGTTGCTCTCCACACTTCTCGCTTATCATATCCAAGATTCTCCATACATTTCACAAATTTATATCTGCGACATATAGGATATTTGCATGTGCCGTGAATAGTCTCAAGCGCAAGCCGAATATCATCCAAAACATCTGTTATCACTTGCACCGCAAACTTGAAGTCTTTCACAACCATGTCTATCAGCTCAGGAAAAGTGTATCTGAAAAAGTGACGAACCTTTTTCGCTACATTCTTGAACTGAATCACTGATATGCCGCATTTACGGATTTCCTGTGCCTGTTCCTCAGTTAATGTCATGTACATTTCTATTCCTCCCCGGCTATTCTCCGAACAATCTTTTCTGCCAGTTCATTCGTCCATATCTCAACATTTGCTGGTATTTCTTTAAGTGCCGTCTGGACACTTACCACAAACGCCTTGTAGAAATCTTTGTGTTTTTGCAGTTCCTCGGAAACGATCAGGCAGGCATCGGATAAATTCTCTGGTGAAAAATCGAAAGTGACCATCCCAAATGTCTCAATATCTGGCCTACCCACCACTTTAAACTTAAACTCCGGAACTTCATCAACTGAAGCATGGAAATCTGCTGATATAACCATCGGAATCTCCACATTGTTCACAAAGCACCTTGTCTTATCAATTTTGACACTCTTTCCAGCTTTTATTAATTCTTCTTCATCACTAATTATCCTCACTTTGTTCATCTCATCACGCTCCCGGATAAAATCCTATTCCCATTTGCCTGTAAAAATCTTTTTCTAATTGACGCTTCAACTCTTCCAAATCAATCGTAATTGTTGCGTCCTTGTCAATCTTAATATCCCGGTAATTATGTTTTACCGCCATTGGCTGAACCATTTCCGCAGCACTTGGTATTGCGGCCGACATAGCAAAGTTTGGTTCTATGTATCCTTTTGCTTCCAGACGTTTCCTAGAACACTTTGAAACGAATGGACATTTTCGACATTTTTCGGACAGTCTAGTTATGCTCGTCATCGTCTTCTCCTTCCCAGTCTTCGCATGTATGACCATATTCGACAAAATCAGCCACATACTCGCTATCTCCATTCACGCAAACATAGCCCTGCATCTCATTGTAGATGCCATATTTACATGTCCCATAACATTTTCCACTCATCACAATTCCTCCAACTGCCTTTGTAATCGTTCAATCTCACAATCATAGAACTGCAAAATCGCATCTGTTAGTCCATTATGAAACCCTTCATGCCTACCGCAACAGTCAATCTCGGATTTACATGGAGCAACAGTCATATACATAACTC